CCTTCAAAAGCCGACCCAAGAGCACTTGAGCCTGTTTCGGCAGCCTCACTATTCATGCTGTTCAATGCCCCTGTAGCAAGTGCTGAACCAAACTGACCAGCAAGGTTACCTTGTGCAAGACGGCTTGCCAGCAAGGCATTAACACCACCCATAGATGCTTCACCAAAGAGTTCTGCTCCAATCCGCTGAAGCTCGGAAGACAATTGAGATCCTGCAAGGCCTGGCTCATAAGCACTCAACATGGCATTCAATGGGAGATAACCACTAGTCATAAACAGCTTACCAAGCTCAGCAGCCTGCGCTTGTTCCTTCTGGGCTTGCTCAATAGAGTAAAGAGCTGCCTGATTCTTTGCTTCTTCTTGTGCTTTAGCAAGAGCAAGTTGCTCAGGCGTTCCACCGTACTGTGCTGTGCTAACACCAAGACGCCCCTGTCCCATAAGACGTTCCTCAAGGGCTAGGCGTTGTCTCTCTTCCTCTGGGGTCTGTGTTGCCCTGAGTCTGTTGTAGACATCCTGTATTCGAGCATCCATAGGTTGAGTTGCTTGATTAAAGAAGCCGCCAGCACCGCCAAAGAGTTGTCTTTGAAGAGCTTCCTGCTCAGGGCTAAGATTCATTGTATAGCCACCTTCAGGTGTAGCAGCCATATTTCCAAGGTTTGTTGTGACTGTAAAAGGTCTAAAGCGGGTTTGATCAATAGCCGTTGAAGCTAGTGCATTTGATCTGTTCAAAGCACTTTCACCAACATCACCAATGTTTTGATATGCTTCATTAACCAAAGCAGCACCACCAGCAAGACCTGCGCCTTGCCCTATGGCACCTAGATTATCACTAATCCCTCCAAAAAGACCGCCCCAGATATCAGACAAAGAAAGAGCCATATATTAAGATCTCCAAGTTAATAAGTTTTGCCAATCAAGGTAAAGATGTTGAATTCCTGCAAGGATATTTGGTCAGTTACAGGAACTTCCAAACCAACAACAACATTCGTTCCACTACCGTTTGTATTAATATTGGGAACAATGTACTGAGAACCACCAGAATACTCTGCTACGTTAAATTGAGCATTGCCGTAAAAAGGAAAGGAACCAAAGTTCTCCAAATTAACAGAATACGACTTGAATGAGTCATTAAAACCATATCCCCATTTGAACGTGAGTGTTGTTGAGTTACCTCCAATGATAGTTGGCTTCATCTTTTTGAGAAACTTAATCTTAGAAGAATCCCCAAAGGTCAAGTGAGGACTGTAGTACTTCATAATATAAGTTGCTGTGCCGTCCAAGTAGCCTGAGTAGGAGGCTATACCGGAGGAAGTACCAATGTATAAAGTGCCATCAATAAGCCTTTCAAAACATTTTAGCTTACTAGTGGGCCATCGAGTTACTCTAAAAGAACCATTCTCAAGAGTACCTTTGACATCAAAGCAGAAGATAGTGCTACTTGTAGGGAAGTACACCAAATAAAAATAGTTCTCAGGGCTGTACACAGATGTAATCTGCCCTGTTTCACTTCTTATAAGGTTAATTATATCAGTTTTTATGTTTCTGGACAAATCATTTAATGGAAGTGCTTTTTCTTGAATAGACCTGCTAAACGATCTTAGACCAGAGTAACTCATAAAGAGAACATCAGTTCCTGTGTACTGGACTGAATCCCTTGCAACACAACCTACACCAGCTACAGTATCATAAAGTTCCATAGTAGCAGGAGCTTCAGCCCCTGTGTACGAGACAATACTGTGCTTACCAAAAATAATCAAAAGGTTGTTATGTGCAGCCAAGGCTACAACTTCATCATAACCATCAGGCCATACCTTAGTGATATCAATAGACCCACTAGTACCACCAGACCACTTCTGACCATTAAGCAAGTCAGACCAATAGATCGTAGTCTTATTGGAACTTGTATCAGCTACCCATAGACGACCATAAGCTGCAAGCACTTCATGTGCATAGGGAACAGTGGCTGAGTAGGAAGGATGACTGGACATCTTGGTAACAGCACCGAGGGTGTTGCTGTACACCAAAGGCTCATAACCCCTTTGGAAGAAGTAGCAATGATCGTTAAAGTTTACAATCTTCCAAGCATTCGAGGTGATGGTGTAAGACCCAGGGGTTACATCCGTCAGTGTAGTCGTTCCCCTGAAAATCTTGTTGTTTCCTGCTGAAAAGATTGCAAGGTTTCCTGCTGCGTCTCTAAACTGTTTAACTGCCTGAATATAACTGGTTCCCAAAGGGCTTGCTGAGGTAGTGATAACTGAATATCCCTTCCTTGCAGAGATCCTCCCGTACTTATCAATTACACAGTTGTCTGCATAAGTGGCAAAGGAGGGGTCCATAGAAAGAACAGAGTCCTCTGTATTAAGACCCCTAAACCCAGGCTCTACGAGATTTAATACTTGTAGTGGTTGTGACATTTAGACTACTCTGAAAATTGTTTCTTCAGGATGGTAGGCAGCATCCAATGCAATAGCTTCAGCAAGATATTTATTTGAGATGGCAAGGTATTCTGCTGTTCCTGTGCCTCCGGTCTCTCCTCGCTCTCTAGAAGCAAAAGCAACAGCAAGGTGCATCACAGGAGCCCAAGGCACCTTTATGACATCCGTTGATAGTGCCAAGGGTGCTTGACGAACAACACCATAGAACTTCAGGGTGTAAGCTGCGGCAGGCGTAGGGTACAGAATAATCTTCATATCCCCATTAGAGTCTGCATTGGTGTAACTAAAGTACGTTGGGGTCCCTTGAAGAGGGGTATCAGCAATATTGTTCTGTATATCAATCCAGTCCTTAGCTTGATACTCAATAGTAGTCCCATTTGTGTTATCAAGAAACTTAAGATACTTGAAGTCACTACCAAAGCCAGTCAAGGTGTATTCATTGACACCTGCCGTTGTGGTGATAGTTACAGTGGTTCTAAGGGCAGTCCAGTCCCAAGAATGCTCTACGGAGGTCTTAGCGTCATTTACGAGATCACCAATCAAGGCTGCATAGGGGCTTTGATTGATCGTTGTAATCTCATCTTCTCTAATCCTACGGAGAACATTATTTACCAAAGTGAGATAGTTCATGCTATACCTCTAGTTTTATAAAACTCTTGCAAAAGAACAGACAAAGGGTCTCTTGAAACAATCTTTGACAACCCTTGAATTTTTGGGTCGTAAGATACTGTAGCCATGTAAGGGTTGTACTCGGGGCTGGCTGCGTTTTGTCGTGGTCTTTGCTGTGACATAAGTCCTGTACCAAGTAAACCTGAAAATAGACTATTAATGTCAAACGATGGCATACTTAGGTTTCTTATGGACTCTTCTACAGCTTCATTAATGTCAACTAAATCTTTATCAAGAACATCCTGTACAGCACCTTCTACATTCTCATAAGCAGTTTGTACCGGTTCTTCTATAGCCTCATAAGCGTTCTGAACAACACCTTCTGCATTTTGATAAGCGTCTTGTACTGCACCTTCTACATTCTCATAAGCATTTTGAACAGGTTCTTCTACAGCCTCATATACATCCTGTACAGTACCTTCTACATTCTCATAAGCATTTTGAACAGGTTCTTCTACAGCCTCATAAGCAGTCTGAACAGCGCCCTCGGCATTTTGATAAGCGTCTTGTACAGTACCCTCTACATTCTCATAAGCAGTCTGTACAGCTCCTTCAGTATTCTGATAAGCGTCCTGTACAGCACCCTCTACATTTTCGTAAAGAGCTTGTAGTTCATCAGGAATTAAGCCCCCTGTGTTTTGTAAAGCATCAGCCAATGCTTCATAAACATCTTGTGCAGTTCCTTCTACGTTTTGATATACGTCCTGTACTGCTCCCTCTGCATTCTGATAAACATTTTGAACGGCTCCTTCTACATTCTCATAAGCATTTTGCAGCCAGTTTGGTACGTTAATGTTGGCACCGTTAATGTTCAAAGAAGGGGTGTTTAAGTCTCCTAAGATATCAAGCAACGAAGATGTATTAAGACCACCGACATTTGAAAGAACATCGGATACTTGAACATTCTCTAAAAAGTTTTGAACACCGCCAGGAAGCGAACTAAGAAGACCTGATTCAGCCAATGTACCAAGGTCCATGTCTCCAAAAAGATCACCTACAGCAGACCATTGATCATCTCCAATATTAAGACCAAACTTAAGTGCATCAGCCAAACTAAGGTTTTCTAGTCCAGTAGCTAATGTATTAGCACCAATATCAAGCCCAAGGGTCTCCCCTAGAGTTCCACTCAGGAGACCACCAGGGGCACCTGCGTAGCCAAGGACACCTGCAATCAGTGCGTCCTCTAGGTCTCCTCCTCTTGCCAAAGAAAGACCAGCCCTTGCTAAACCTTGACCTGCTGCTGTCTCCATAAAAGAAGATATTGTAGACCCTATGCCAGTAGATCCAGCAGCACCCCCAGCGGCTCCAGTAGCCCCGGATGCAGCTCCTGAAGCACCTCCTACCACATTACCAAGGTAAGAACTTCCTCCTGCGATAGCAGCGGCAGTAAGTGCGTCACCCCAATCAGCACCTGAAGCTCTTGTAGTGAGTCCTGAAGCAATGGCAGCCCCAATAGGACCGCCTACTGCACTACCTATGGTTGTTGCCACAGCCCCAACAAGAGGATTAGACATTGCTTGTTGAAACTCACTGGGATCGTTTTCAGGGTTCCAATAGCCACCAATGGAAGGACCGTATTGCTGAAGGTCTGAATACGGGTTATCGGAATACTTCTTCCTCTTGGTACCGTAGGAGAAGTGTGCTTCAAAGTCCTCAAAACTAACCTTCTTGGGAAGATTGAACTGAGAACGAATGTCATTAATCTTGTTTGTAAAGGCTTCTTGTGTGTATCTATCATTTCGATAGTCCAACCAAGCAAGCTCAGTCTGTTCATCAGCGGACAAAAACTTTCTAAAATCCTCGTTGTCAGTGTAATACTCGTACCACGTCTTGATGTCATCAGCTACTTGAGCACCTTCCCCTGAAGGTCTATAGGGGAGATACATGTCACCAATCTGTTCAGGTCTGTTGGTGGCTATATAGCCTTCGGTTTGGTTAAGTTGAAGCATCTCACTGTAGCCAACACGGGTTCTATCGGGAGTTGCCAAAGGTGACTCATAGGTTCTACCACCAAAGATGTCAGTTGCCCCTACAAGACTTACATCAGGATTAAAAACATAAGCAGCAGTGTAAGGATTGGTGATTGTACTGGAAGTAGCACCAGGAACACCCATCATCCCTGAAGCACCTGCAATAGCATTTAGGTCAAGATTTGAAAGGATGTTTGCAGCCTGAGCAGCAGAGATAGTTCCTGCTGTAGAGGCTCCAGAAACCCCTGTAGAGGCTGTTGAGCCTGTAGTGGCTGTAGAGGTACTAGTATTGGTAGAAACAGGCTGAGAAGCCGCTGTAGAGGCTACAGAAGCATTTGTAGCTGCTGGTGAGGTCATCATACCACCAGCGTTAGCAGCAAGTGCGTTTAAAGCAGCTAGATTAAGGTTAGGTATAAGAATATTACCGTACATCTTCTTTGTTACTCAATACCGATTTAGTTATTTTCTCTGCGGATCTACCCACTACATAACCACCAAGACCCAACTGAAGCAGAGACCATGCTTCATCCCTAAGTGGGCTGGAGAGAAGCCCAAGGCTGTCTCCAACACACAAAGCAAGGAATGTGAGCATGGTCACTGGTCTCCAAATAGCCGTGAGCCAATGTTCCGACTTAGCCTCTGCTTCAATGATCTTTGCCCTAGACTCAAAGGAGTCCTTCTCGTACTGAAGCACCTGGTCAATGACTGCTGCTTGAGTAACTAAGAGTCTCTCTTTGTGTTGTAGCTTTTCCTCTTGACTAGTGTGTACATTGTCAATGAGTTCTACAGCGGGTTTAAAGATGGACTGAATGAGGTTAAGTAATTGCATTGTTACTCTTTAGGGGTCTTACCAAGAACAGCATCTACAGAATCTTTATGAGCAGCCAACGCCATTTCAACAACAATAGGATCTGGAGGCGGTGGAATAGGGTCACTGTTTGGCTTAGGATTAGGTTTACGTCGATGAGTATTCAGAACATAGACACAAAAGAGAGTTACAACGCAGCCAATAACTATATAAATAAAAAAATCCATAATATTTCCTTTAAGTGAAGACAAACCTTACACGTCCAGCACTACCCGAAGTTGGTGAACCACCGGCACTAGCACCGTTACCTCCAGCGCCAGCAGTTGCACCACCGTCCCCAGAACGTGCTGCGCCACCTGCTCCGCCAACGCCAGCAGATTGTGCGCTACCATTAGCACCTGTGGTGTTAGTGACATTACCGCCAGTAGGCGCAATTCCGGAGCCTCCTGCGCCGCCTAATGTACCAGGAAGTCCTGGTCCCGCAGACGAAGACAACATATCGGTCATCGTATAGGTACCAGAAGCTCCAGCGGTAGATTGTCCACCTGATGAGCCCGCACCTCCTATATTAGTACCGCCACCAGCACCAACTACATAACCAACAGTTTGTCCTGCGTTAGAAGTTACAGTAAAACTACTTTTAACGTATGATCCTGAAGCACCGCCACCACCACCAACAGTGCCATTATCATCTCCACCACCGCCGCCGCCTCCCCAGACCTCAACGACCATCGTGGTAGCACCGGTGGGGATGGTTACTGTTCCAGAGCCTGAAGTAAAATTATTGGTTACTGGAGTAAAACCAAGGTAACCAAGGGTTCTAGAGGCAAAACTCATTACTTGAAGTCCTTTGCAAGAGTTGCATACCAGAAACCAGTAGCAGACCTATATGTAGCTACAAGAAGGTCTACTGAGTTAACAGCCGTGCTCAAGACACCTGCCGTACCACCAGGCCACTTAAAACTAGTAGGCCACGTCATCGTCCTACTACCAGTACCATCTTGAGTGATAAACCAGTTAATGGTTTGACCATCTTGAGGGTTAGAGATAGTAGGTGCCGTGGTTACGTTTGCAGTGAAGGTCGTGGTAAACACGTTGGAGTCAGCACAGTTCAGCGTCATTGCAGTAGCACTGAAGGTGACAGCTACAGGGGTAGTTTGAGCATTACCCGTGAAGGTTGCACCATCAATGGTTGGGTTGGTGTTGAGAACAACAGAGCCAGAGCCTGTTGAAGTCGTTACACCAGTGCCACCATTGGCCACTGGAAGGGTACCTGAGACGTTGCTGGTGAGGCTACAGAAGGTTGTAGCAGTGGTTCCAGTGCCCCCGTTAGCAATCGGCAGAGTACCTGAAACATGGGTAGTAAGACCTACCTTTCCCCAGCCAGGTGCCGTACTGACACCACCTGAAGTAAGCACATTACCAGTCACAACACCCGCAAGGCGAGTCAAAGCACTGGTGGTTGAGGCATACAGGAGATCACCTACAGCATAGGTAGTCTGACCTGTGCCACCATTGGCTGCTGCTACTGTGCCAGTGACGTTTGCAGCATTGCCACTGATGTTACCGGATACTTTGCTCCCAGCAAGGGAGGTGATCCAAGTGGGGTCTGAGTAGCTACCAGTGCTATAAAGACCATTAGTTACAGTCGCTGCATTACCGTCTATTGAACCAGAAATGGTGCTGCTAAAGGTTTTAGTGCCTGCAATAGTTTGGTTTCCAGTTGTGTAGACACCGTTGGTAACCGTTGCTGCATTACCTGTGATGGAAGCAACAATATTGCTACTGAAACTCTTAGTTCCTGCAATGGTTTGGTCACCTGATGTGTAAACACCACCAGTTACCGTTCCTGCATTACCAGAGATACCAATAGACCACGTACCTGTAGCACCAACACCAGAGGTGCTAGGAACACCAAGGGCAGTACGTGCATCGGAAGCCGTAGTAGACCCAGTACCACCATTGGCAACTGCCAGGGTGCCTGCCAAGGTGATAGTGCCCGTTCCTGTGACAGGACCACCGGAAGTCGTAAGACCAGTAGTACCACCAGAAACATCAACACTCGTTACAGTTCCACTTCCAGTACCACCAGTAGATGCAATGGTAATTGTACCGTTGCCATTAGTGATGGTGATGTTGCTGCCTGCGGTAAGGGTTGCTTTGGACAAACTACCCGTTGCAGTGTTACCAATAAGAAGTTGACCGTTGGTGTACGAAGTTTGACCAGTACCTCCGTTTGCAACAGGTAGGGTATCCGTGACGTTGGAGGCTAGGCTGCAATAAGCAGTTGCAGTAGAACCAGTTCCGCCGTTAGCGATTGGCAAAGTCCCACTGACATGGGTCGTTAAACCAATCTTACCCCATGAGGGTGCAACGCCAACCCCACCGGAGATCAGGCTGTTGCCGGTTGCAACGTCAGCCAGTTTAGAAAGGGCAGTGGTTCCTGATGCAAATAGAAGGTCACCTACGGTGTAGGAACTGTTTCCTGTTCCACCGTTGTTTGCAGCAAGAGATCCAGATACGTTGGTTGCAAGGTTTACAAAGGTGGAACTTGAGGTTCCAGTACCGCCATTGGCTACAGGAAGAATGCCGTCTACGTGAGTAGTCAGTCCAATCTTACCCCAAACAGGGTTTGAAGCTACACCACCAGAGATAATGGCACTACCAGTAGCAACATCAGCAAGAACACCAATAGTGCTTGCTCCAGTTGCCAAAAGGATGTCACCGGTGGAGTAACTGCTAATACCAGTACCACCATTGCCCACAGGGAGGACATTGGATACGGTGGTGGTGAGGTTGATTTTACCCCATGAAGGTGCAGCACCTACACCGTTACCAATAAGAGCATTGCCTGTTGCAGGGGCTGCCAATTGTGCAAGGGTGGTTGCACCAGAGGCATAAACCAAGTCACCAATCGTGTAACTGGCAATCCCCGTACCACCATTCGCTGCCGGTAGGGTTCCAGAGACATGAGTCGTTAGACCAATCTTGCCCCAGGAAGGAGCCACACCAACACCACCAGAGATAAGGGAGTTGCCTGTGGCAACATCAGCCAGCTTTGCAAGAGTGGTTGATCCTGATGCGTAAACAAGATCGCCAATCGTGTAGCTGGTGAGACCTGTTCCACCATTGGCAATAGGCAAGGTACCAGAAACATTGGAGGTCAAGCTGCAATAGTCGGTAGCAGTGGACCCTGTACCTCCATTAGCAATCGGGAGGGTTCCTGATACGTGAGTGGTAAGTCCAACTTTGCCCCACGAGGGTGCAGTTCCAGTGCCACCAGAGATCAGGGTATTACCCGTAGCAACACCAGCCAGTTTGGAAAGAGCACTGGTGGTGGAAGCATAGAGAATGTCACCTACAGCGTAGCTGCTTTGTCCAGTACCACCATTAGCAGCCACAAGGGTTCCTGCCAAGGTAATCGTGCCACTGGTGGTCACAGGGCTATTTGAGACAGTGATACCTGTGGTGCCACCTGAGACACCTACACTGGTAACAGTACCAACACCACCCGTAACTGCTTCAATGGTGATCGTGCCACCACCGTTGATGATGTTAATACCAGAACCCGCAGTAAGCGTTCCCTTGGTCAGGGTGTTACCTGTGGTATTACCAATGAGGAGTTGACCGTTGGTGTAGGAGGTCTGACCAGTACCACCACTAGCTACAGGAAGAGTTCCAGATACATGCGTATCAAGACCTACTTTGCCCCAAGAGGGTGCTGCCCCTACCCCACCGGAGATAAGGGTATTTCCAGTGGCTACATCAGCCAACTTGGAGAGGGTAGTGGAGCCAGAGGCGTACAGAAGATCACCAATGGTGTAGCTGGCGTTACCAGTGCCACCGTTAGCTGCCGGAAGGGTTCCTGTGACATTAGCCGTCAGGCTGCAATACGTGGTGGAAGTAGATCCAGTGCCTCCATTGGCAATGGGGAGTGTCCCAGTGACATTGGTGGTAAGGCTGCAATAGGTGGTAGACGTGCTTCCAGTTCCCCCGTTGGCAATGGGAAGAGTTCCACTGACATGAGTAGCAAGACCTACTTTACCCCACGAAGGAGCAACACCAATACCACCCGAGATAAGAGCACTTCCAGTGGCTACGTCAGCAAGAGCACTGATAGCCGTAGAACCTGATGCGTACAGCAGGTCACCTACAACATAGCTAGCAAGCCCGGTGCCGCCATTGGCAGCAGGAAGGGTTCCAGTGACGTTACTGGCGAGGCTGCAATAGGCAGTAGCCGTCGTACCCGTACCGCCATTAGCAATGGGCAACGTACCGGAGACGTGCGTAGTAAGACCAATTTTACCCCAAGAAGGTGCTACTCCTGCACCACCTGAGATGAGAGAGTTGCCAGTGGCTGCTGCACCAAGAGCACTAAGGGCAGTAGAGCCAGAGGCGTAGAGAATGTCACCAATGGCATAACTAGCAACACCAGTGCCTCCATTGGCTGCTGGCAGGGTACCAGTTACGTTAGCCGTAAGACTGCAATAGGTCGTTGAGGTGCTGCCGGTACCACCATTGGCGATAGGGAGGGTTCCAGTTACATTGGTAGTAAGACTACAGAAGGTAGTCGAGGTAGTCCCCGTGCCACCATTGGCGATTGGTAGGGTGCCTGAGACGTGTGTGGTGAGACCGATCTTACCCCAAGATGGGGCAGTGCCTACGCCTCCAGAGATGATAGAGTTTCCTGTAGCAACGCCTGCCAACTTGGACAGAGCAGTTGCTCCTGAAGCATAAAGAATATCGCCTATGGTGTAGCTAGCGAAACTAGTGCCACCATTGGCTACGGGAAGAGTGCCAGTAACATTAACTGCAAGGTTAACAAAAGTGGACGTGTCACCTGACTTATCCACCTTAGAGTTGACTGCTGTTTCAATGGCATTAAATTCAGTATCGAACTCAGCACCACGAACGATCTTCTGAGAGTCGCCGGAAGGAAGGGAGTCTTTGGCTGTGAAATTAGTAGCCTTGGTATAATTTGACATTAGTTGCTTACCTTAATGTAATAAGTGGCAAAACTTGCCAGCGTAGCCAAACAAAACCAGAGCGCTCTTTCAAAGAATGATACTTGCTTTGTATGTACAGCCACCTTAGAGATCAGCTCCCCAATGGACTGCTCTTGCTTTTCAACCCTATCTTCAATCTTTTGTATTCTTTCATTGGAAGCAAGAACCTTTTCTTCAACTCTGGCAATTGTCAGAATTGCTTCGGTTAGCTTATCTAGCTTGTTTTCAATCCTGGAGAGTCTGTCTTCAGGTGTCATTGGTACTGCCCTTAGTGATAAAAAGAAGGCAGGGGTACTTCTCTTGGTGTAGAGTTTCTCCCTGCCTACTTAGTTGGTTTTACTTACAGGTCGTTAACTGCAAGAACAAAACCTGCTTCAGGGCGATAGACTTGTACACCATAAAGCGTGTCAGCAGTGAACAGGGTGGACAGGTATTCCTGCTTGTACTGCGTCTGCGAACGGACAGCCATCTGCTCTGCAAGGACAATTGCTTCCTTGTGGAACAGAAGAGCACCACGGATATCTACACTGTTCGTTGCTGCCGTGTTAAGAGTTGCGGTTTCAATCACAGGGCAGTTGGACGATACATAGATATCAATACCATAAAGAGACCCAATTAGACCCGATTGTACCGTTCGGGCATCACGGAAGTCACTGGAGACATATCGCTCAGTGCCCATGATTGCAGAACGGAGTGCCGGAGGAATAACAAATACACGATTGTCCATCGGTACGTTGTTGTCATCCAGCTTCTTAATCAGACCACGGAAAGCCGCATCGGAATACGGGTCAGCATCAATAACGGTATCTACAGCATATGCAGACAGACCATTCGTTGCATCGTTGTAGAACGTAGCCGTGTTAACCCAAGCAGTACCGTCAACTGCGGCAGGAGCAAGGTTAAGGGTTCCGTTGCCAAAGCCCGTAGCAACCATAAAGAGGTCCGTATCAACACGGAGGGCAAGTTGATAACCAGCATCTTCCGTGTAGAACCGACGAAGGCTCGACAGTGCTTGCACTTCAACGATATCCTCGATAAGACGCGAATACTCGAAGTGACGGTTGATGCTAACAGTCAGCTCAGACTCAAGGTTTGCTTGGATCGTTACTGCCGTAGCTTCTGCCTTTGCAAAAGCCGAGCCACGAACGGGCTTCGGAATGTGGATAAGATCGCCCTTCTTGCCCTTCATGGTCAGCTTCTTGACCAGAGGAGCCATCTTCAGATTCTTTTGATAAGATGCGATGATCTCATCAGACCAAATCTCTGGGATAAATTTATCCGCTGCTACTTTGTCAACTACAGCGGCTGCTGTAAAATATGCACCTGAAGTTTCACCAGCCATTTTTAAATAACCTCAATGATTGTTAAATAACCCTCCCTTCAGCATAAGCCCGCATGATTTCTGGTTGCAAAGCCTCGTAACGCGAAGGGTCGGAATTCATAAGTTTAATGATATCAGCCCTACGGAACTTCTTCTTAGCGCTTTGCTCGCCACTAGCCCGTGCACTTCCAGTGCTGGCGGATCGAAGAGCATCTTTACGTGCTGCTTTCTCCACCGTAGCTGTGTTCTGCACTACTTGCTGGCGATCTTTCCACAAGGTAAAAAGCTCATCTGCTGCATCGGCATCGTATTGTTTGTCTGCCATTACGAACAGTTGAGTTCTGATCTTGCTTGCTTGAATCCATTCAGCAAAGGAAGGATCTTTGAGAATCCCTTCCATGTCAGGATGTTTGTTCTTGACAAGAGTCAAAGAAGCTGCTCTACGAGCTTGCTCCGTGTACTCCTTTGCCTGCCGGATGCTAGGATGGTTTTCAATCTGTTGTTGAGTTGCCTTTACAGGGTCAACGAAGAAATCTACTTCTTCATCCTCTGGCTTCTGTTGTTGTCCCGTATTTCCTGTTTGGTTTTGGTTGAGTTGTGCCGCGATGTACTGATCGACAACCTTCCTAAGTTCACCTACTTCGGAACTATGGCGACCAAGAAGTTTTTCGGCTTCTTGGTGCATTCGTACCAAGTCTTTGATAGACTTGTTTCGGTACTTATCAGGAACATCATCATCTTGATCTTGAGTAAACTCTTGTGCTACAAAAGTGTCCTGTTGCGTAGGGTCTTGTAGTGTTTGTGAATCTACTTCTTGATCTTCAGTATCGTCAAGACGCTCAGTTGTGTCTTCATCAAGTAGGATTGCTCTACCCATTGAACTTACTTCTCCGTGGCGTTAACCATTGTGGATTTATTTAAAAATGAAAGTTACCCCTTAGAGGCTTCCATTGTTTTTACGACCAGCCTTCTCGTGCTCCTTAATCCACTTAGATTCCGCTGTAGGAAAACTAAGTGGGTCAAGGATGCTACGAATAGGGCTGATAATTCTGTTGGAGTGAGAAGCACATCGTGGGCAAGACACTAGTTCTTTTGGATCTTCTACTAGCGCCTCAAAGATGTGATCCTCACTACATTGAAAATCATACATCCGTAGAGGAGGCATCCTGGAATCCTTGGTTAATGTATGCTTCGAGGTTGATGATCATTGCAAGAACAGTCAATTGACCTTTCTTGAAGAAAAGCTCCTCAGCATCCTTAACATTTTCTACGGAATTAATTACATTGGCATTCTGCTTAAACTCATCAACGAATTGTGCCCAACCAGGCGTGCGGAAGAGTTCAAAGTAATTGTTGTAGTACAGTTCAGTTTCTTTATTCACAATTTCTCCTTATAAGTGGATTGTGTATACTCAAATTATATCATAAATAAAAGAAATAATCAATCTTTACTTTTCTTCTTCTTTAGTTCCTCTATTTCCTTCTTCAGCTTCTCAAGATCCTCCCTAATCCCATTAAACATGGAATTAATTTGATCAACGATATTTTGCATTTCTCTAGGGGTTAACATAAGTCCTCTTAATACCC